ACTCTTCACTAAACAACCTTAAATTAACTATTTCATCTTAACACAAAAGACAAGGCTTGTAAATGGTATCTGAAAAAAAAGTCACTAAAGCTGACATATGTAAAAGATAAGTTTAACATTTCGCCTCTTTTTCCTGCCATTTTTCCGGCTCAGAGCCATAGATGGCAACTATTTTGCCATTTGGCAAACACGTTCACGCATTATAATTCGTCCCATACGCCCGAGCTTTTGATGTATGCCCTTGCTTTCTCTGTATCTTCATGCAGGTAATGGCTCTCTAAGATCTTCAAACTGCTCCAGCCGCCTTGCTTCTGGATGATATACATAGGAACGCCCGCGTTAGCAAGGTTTGTAGCAAATGTGTGCCGGGCGCTATGCAGAGAAACATACTTCTTGATCTTGCAGGCACGAACGGCCCTATGGAAGTAAGCACTAACCTGTTGCGGGTTGATGGCCTCGCCTTTCCTATTGATAAAAACAAAATCGTCCGGGCTTGCTTTTCGCACGACATACCAAAACTTTAAGCGCTTGATTGCCTTTGCAGGTAAGCAGATTGTTCTTTTTCCTGCCGCCGTCTTCGTCCTATGTGCTAGAACAATTTTGTAATGTTCATCCATTAGCAGAGTATTTTCAATCCGTATCGTGTTGTCATCGAAATTGACACAACGCCACGTCAGCCCCAAAAGCTCCGAGCGGCGGCAACCTGTCAAGAAAAACATCTTATATAGGGAACTATAAGCAGGATATCGCTTTGCAATGTATGCTAGAATCTTCCTGACTTCTTGCGCCGTCAACGATTCTCGCTCCCGTCGCCTGGCTGTCCTGCCCTTTAGTCTAAGATTGCTTTTCAGTTCTGGTTTTCGTATATCTGCCAGAAACGTATTGATTGCCCCTTTTGTTTTGATGGCGCTGTTCTGGCTGTTGCGCCCCGTCGATAGAATGACAGCGTTAAGCAAGGGAACAGATATGTCTTTCATCTTGCGCCCCTGCAATGCAATGGCAACAAGATCAACCTGACGCCGATAAAATCTAATGCTTGAAACGCTGAGTTCTCGGCTCTTGATTGTATCGAACCATTCCAATAACAACTTGCTAAAATCTTGTTCATCCAGCGGGGCGGGCTGTTCCTTGTCATTTTCCAGCACATTCAGTAGACTCGCGTCAAGATGGTATAGTTGCATCAACCTGTCACGCTCTGCCAGTGCATCTGCCAGCGTCTTGCATTGCTTGATGATTTTCTTCTTCTTGACGCCCCTCCTGCTGTTCGGGTCAGGAACTGTAATCGGGAACGTTACTTGATACTTGTCCCTATCTGCCCGATATGTAATATATTTGTGTCTTGCATCCTTCATCACTGCAAACCTCCTACTTTATAGCAGGATGCCAGACAGCTGTATACAGGCCATATTATAGCATAATAGGCATAAAAAAAGAACAGGGAACCTTGGACAGATGGCTCCCTATTCCCTGCCATGAAAAGACAGTGTTTTGAAAAGATGTTACATTATATGTATTATAACATGCATCTGAAATTTTGACAAGTGCTTTTTAGAACTGCGCCGTATTCAAGTCAATAGGATAGTTCCCGCCGATAGTCCCGCGCGCGCTATACTGCCAGATACCACATGCAAGTGACGGCTCGGGGGCATACTGCGCGAGCCAGATTGTATATTTAGATGCAAGATAATCATAATCCATGTAATGCGTGAACCAATCGCAATTCGCATACACGCCTGTATTCAGCCCCAAACCGTCGGCAAAAGCGTCGCACTGCGCCGTTGCGATGCCGTGGTTATAGTCGTGATTTTCGCGCCAATCGCTGTCTTCTTGATCGTAGAAGATAGGCAAGTCGAACAGCGCGCCCGTCTTGTCGATGATATCACGGCAGTATGCTCCCTCGCGCCGCGCCGCGTCTACGTCAAGCGCATAGCTGAACCAATACGCGCCCATTCTCAAGCCGAGCTCCTGTACATGCTGAACCGAATCATAAAACCAGCCGTCAAGATTCCCTTGCCCATAGCCCGCGCGAATGATGACAAACTCGACGCCTGCATCCTTGAGCGCATCCCATTCCGCGAACCTGTTATTCTCGCTGATGTCGATACCTAAAGCCATATTGATCTCCCTTCGTTACCACTTGCAAATCGTATACTGTACCGCCGCGCCTGTCGCCTTGTGTCCATCCGTGTATACTGAGTAAGACAGCTCCCTGTTGCGATACGTGACGACGGCGGCGGCCTTGTCATCCACGACGGCGACGCCCGCCTTGATGTCGTGTTTCTTCTCCTGATGCACGGCATAGTATGTATTATTGTAGACGGTCGTCTGCTGTCCTTTGTCGTCGCCCTTGCTGTCATTCGTAGGGGCGACGATGGCGGGAGCCATATCCTGCTGTTTTACAACATAGTCCGCGCGCTCGCGCTCAGCCGTCTGTCTCGCGATGTCGTCGGCCTGCTGTTCTATGGTCGTCACGTAGTGGCGCGGCCTGTCCTGTATCTCAACGCCGACTTTCTTCAACGCGGCCTCTTGAGCCTGCTCAGCTTTCTGTACATTTTCCGTACTAAAATCCGTGTCAAGCGTATATAAAGGGACATTGACCTGTTGCGCGTCCTGCGCCTGTTGCCGCTGGCTCCATACGAGCGCCCCGACGATGACAAGCGAGACGACGACGGCGACTAGAACTATCTTGCGTTTGTTATCTGCCATCATTCGGCGACGCCCCCCTCGGACTGTTGAATACGCTGTTGACCGTATGGCCCGCGACGTTGACGCCCGCGATTGTTAAATAGAATGTCTGTAGCTGAGAGAGGTCAAAGTGAGTCAGCCCCCTGCCGTTCGCATACCATGCCGCCAAAAAGATGAAGATGAAAAAGGTTGTCGTGCTAATAAAGGGCTTCAAGATCTCTTTAAGCCGTTCCCGTGTAATCATATCCCCGTCCCCTTTCACTTGAGCGCGGCGAAGATGCCAGCGCCCGAAACGATGGCGCTAACGATGCCGACGGCTATTTCTTTCGCGCCCATGACTTTGTTCTTGTCTGCTTCAAGCGCCGCGAGCCTGTCTGATACACGCCGCTGTTCTTCTGCATTTGCTTCAAGCACGGCGAGCCGCCTGTCAATCTGATTGATCTGTTGCGCCTGCTCGTCACATTTCTTTTCGATTCTCACAAGTGTATCATAAATGATTTCATTCGTATCTGTTCCCATGCGTTATCACTCTCACTCAGCCGCGCCCGTCGTCTCTTCCTTCTTCTCTGCTGTCTCTTCTTCCGGCTCCGGCTTATACCTTACACATTTGACATTCTGGCAAGTGCCGTCCTCTCTGAGCGGCTTCCTGCAACGGATACAGCGTTTTGTAATTTTGAAATAGTCCATATCTAGCTTTCCTTTCCTTTCTTGATACTCATAAGGGAGGGGGAACACACAAGGGCGCGCGCTTTTTATTTCACGCGCGCCCGTGCTTATCTTATTCATTCAGCGCGGCATAGTCCGCGTCATATTTCTCATTCAGCGCCGCGAGCTCTGCTTTAATAGCCGTCATGGTATCATTATCCCCAGTCATTGCGGCGTCAAGATACTGCGTAGACAGCTCTTGCTTGTCGCTTGTGTAGTGGCTATCTAATTCAGCGAGAGCGGCGGCTTTCTTCTCGTCGTCACTCATTTCAGGAGCAGGCGGGGCCGACGTAGTAGCGGACGCGCTCGAGACTGTAAAAGCATTGTCAGGATATTTCGCGCGCGCGGCGTCGAATACGTCCTTGAAATTCTCTTCCTTCTCGTCGTAATACACGGCGGCGACTTCCTGCCCGTATTCGTCATTCACAAGTAAAAACATGATAGTCAATACTTCCTTTCGTCTTTCTTTCATTAAGCCGTTCTCTGCCACATGTAGCAAACGAGATATGGCGGCATATTGTTATGGGCCGCGCCGCCGCCTGCATTGTCTGTCGTAAATGTGTGGTTGTGGTTGCCTGCATTACTTGTCGGTATATATCTTTTAGGCCCCCAGTCGCCAGAGTCAAAACTGTTTCCATAGCCGTCATGATAGTCTGCATCCCTAACTCCGTGAGAGTGGTCGCCATTTGTGCTAGTCGTTCCGCTATGACTATGAGCAGGCATTTCATTCGCTGTCAACGTATGGGCCGCCTCGCCGCCTGTTGCTCCCGCTTTATAAGTGCTATCGTCCGCGCCGAGAAGCATGCGTCCCTGACTAATGCGCTCCCACGTACCGACGCCAAACAGGTCATGTGGGTTCGTCGCGCTCATGCTCATATAGATACTGCCGACCGGATAGATAACGTCTATAACAGTAGCTTTTTTAAGATACGTGTTCGCGATATTTGCGCCGTTTCCGTCATTATCCGCCGCCGCCGCGTGCTTACTCTCATTGACAGTAGTACTGATACTGATATCAGTTGAGCCGTCGAATGTGGCCGCGCCCGTCGCGTCGCCCGTGATATTGATCGTTCTAGCCGTAGCTAATTTTGTGGCCGTTGTCGCGCTGTCTGCGTTACCCGCTAAATGACCGGCAAAATTCGCCGCCGTCAGGATTTTCGTACTGCATGTGTAAGTTAGGTTTGGCGATACAACTTGCTTCGTGTTGTCATTTTCATCCGATAACCAAACGGGGCGCGCAACCGTGCTCGTTTCCGTAGCCGCCGAGCTTTTGAGCGTATCCGCCGCCGCCGCGTGCTTACTCTCATTGACAGTAGTATTGATACTGATATCGCCCATACCGTCAAAATTAGCACTACCCGTAGCATTACCCGTGATATTAATTTTTCTCGCAGTAGACAGCTTACTTGCGGTATCCGCATTGACGCTAGTCACATTGATAGTCGCATTAGCAGAGCCGTCAAAAGTAGTAGAGCCCGCAGCCTTGCCCGTTAAAGAGAGAGTACGAGGAGTCGCTAATTTAGACGCCGTGGCGGCGTTGCCGGAGATACCCGTCGCATGTGCTTTCGGGTCTTTGTTGTGTGCCGCAAGGTCGTCGCTCGTGCGCTTGATCTTCTCATTCAATCGCTCGTCGTTCGAAACAAGCTGAGAATTTACAGCGTTCTGCAAGTCATAACGAACGGGGTCATTTGCCATGTATTGTGGGAGCCCGTCTGTGTTATATTCCTGCGTGTTGTCAACGCCATCCTCGGGGCGCGTCTGGTTGCCAATTGATGCCGGAAAAGTAGTTTTCCACTTGTCTTTATATTTTGCCATTACATTTCGCTCCAATCTTCCTGCGATGTGCCGAACGTATACTTTCCATCAAAGTTAATATCCCCGTTCCAGCTGTAACCTAAATAGACATTGATGCCGAGATGAGCGGGCTTAAAGACGATGATGTCTTCTTTCAACTTCTGTTTTGCCGCGTCATCGTTGCAAGCTACGAATACATTGAAGTAGTATCGCTCGTTATGTTCTTCCAGATAGCCCGAGCCGTATGTGTTGATAATCTGATGCATGACGGCCTTTGTTGTCGTCTTGTAACCGCGAATACGGTTTAGAATCTGGTTACGCCTATATTCGTTCTTCTCGTCGGCGGCTGGATGGAGATCAAGAATATATTCCCATATGCTCAGCCCCCATGTAGCTGTCCCCACGAAAAACTGATTGAACACATCTTGCAGGGCGTCCCGTGTCTTTTCGTGCTCGATGCTTTCCGCATCGCATACGGCCTTAAAATCGGGGTCAGACTGCAAGAAACGGGGCAGATAATTCGTTACATCAATCTGCATATGTCGTTACCTCCAATGTCCCGAGGCGCGGTAGCTGATTGACATTAAAAGCAACGTTCGCATCGCCGCCGTTGAGCTTTAAATCCTTGTAGTCTTTCAAGATGCCCGTGTCAAGAATCGTTCTGCCAACTTGCGCGTATGATACATAGCTGGATTCAAAACCGTTCTCGTTAAAATACTTCATCAAGTGTTCTTTGATGACTTTCTGGAAGTCGGCGCTCGTGTCGAGAATCTTGACAGAAACAGACACATCAATGCTGATATAGTTCGGCGTCGTAACTGTCACGGTTGCGCCGATAGGCCGAACGCTGTCTATATAGTCTGATACTTTCTTGATGAGTTTTGCGGAGGCCGCATCCTGCTCCGTATTGACAACAATGACTTGTACCGTGCCAGGCCCCTTCCAGAGCGGGATGACTTTCGCGCCGCCGATACCGCTAACGCTCATAGCCCAGTTGTAATAGTGGCCCGTATTGCCTGACGTGGCAGGCGTGCGCACATAGACGAGAAAACGCTTTAGCAGATCTGCATCGTCTTCTTCGTCGAATCCATCATAAGCGGCGGCAGGATTATCCACGCTTTGAACGCCCGCGATGGACATAGGAATTTGATTGACGGTATGGGCCTGCACATTTCCCGCCGTTCCCGCTGTCAGGCATTCGGCGGGGATGTCTGCCGCCCCCTTGCTGTCGATGTATGCTTCTGCCGTCGTCTGGAAATTGACGCCATCCTTGACGGCGAACAAGGAACGAATCGGAACTTTCACGCCCGCCGTTCCTGTTACATGCAACGTAACAATAGCGCGTGTAGCGGCTTTTCTTTCAACGCCGAACTCTGCCGCGCGTGCCGTCAAGTATTCGCCCCAACTGGTAGAAGCAAACGCGGCCTGCAACATAAGCCAGATATCTTCGCGCGTCTGTTCATGTTCGATGCTTGTTGCGTTGAAGATGTCGCGCGCGAAACTGCCCTCTACAACACTTTTGTCAGCTTCTTTCGTATACGACGACTCGAGGCTCTTTTGGATGTCGTCTTTATACTGCATTTCAAATGCCATCTTAGATAACTACCTCCGTTTCTGCCGTGCCGTATACACTAGTGAGCGATACCGAAACGGCGAGCTTGTCGTGTGTTCTTGACTCAATCGAAATATCATCTATACGCACGATGTAAGGATTCACAATTAAGCCGTCATAGATATACTGCTTGATAATCTGAGCATTCTCGCCGCTGTTCGCCCGTCCGATGAAACTTTCCAGTTCGACGCCGTACGGCGCGTCGCTGTCCGTGATACCATGTTTATATGCTTCATGGCGGTATCGCTCTGTTTTCAGCGTCTTATATATCCAGACTTTCAAGGCGTCATTCTCCGTAACGATTTTATGCGAACCGTCTGTATTATAAAGAAAATGGTCGCTTTGAAAGTCCCATGCGTATTCCTTGAGCAAAGGGAGGCTTTCTTTCTGCGCCTGCTCTTTCGGGACAGCGGTATCCATTTTTACGAATGGATTCATTTAAAACGCCCTCCTGTCTGGCCTTACAATCTTATCTGTAATAACGTACTCTTGCCGCGTGCCGTCTTCGCTGAGAATCGGGAAAATTGTTACTTTGTCGCCGACTTTCAACGTATCAGTGTAGTAAATCGTGTCTGTGTAATCGTTGTTAATGTCGTGATTATGGCTCGCGTATTCCGCATAACCGCCGCCGCCTGCTCTATTCTGAGTTGCCGAGACAATGTGGCCCCGCGCTGTCCTGCCGTACTCAGTCAAAAGATATTCGCTGATATACAGCTCGGGGGATTCCAGCAGAAAGCCCCTGTAAGATACTTTGATGTTAGGCGGCGGGCTGATTATTGTCCCTATCTGCGCGCCCTGCCTCTGCTGAGATCTTGCCGCGCCCGTCATGATGTTTATCATGCTGTCATAAGGGTTTTCTTTCATCCGTTCGCGCCCCCTGTGTACGTCGCCTTTTTCTCTGGCTCAGTTATGTATCTGAGTGTCAGTGTCATCTTGTGCACATTGCCCGCAATGCCGTGGGAATCTGCGATAATCAAGAACTTACCTTGTATTTGCTCTTCCTGAATCATGACGGCATAACCGCTGATACACTGGATATTCCCTAACGCCGTCAATTGGCTGTTCTCCGTGATGCCGTGGAGCATCTTCTTCGCATAAGTCTGTGTGTCTTGCTTATCCTGCACACGATAGACGCCTTGAATCATCCCGTATTTCTTTGCCTCGTCGTCCATCGTCAGATAACCTGTTATGTTGCCATCCTTGTCCGCGATTGCAACGCGGTTTATCATATCTTCAAGAGAGGCTGAATGAGCCGCCGTCATGATATCTTTCGTATCAGTCAGGATAAGGCTGTCTATAACCGTGTTCGCTCGGACGACATTCAAGACTTGTTTGCCGCTCTTGTCGATGCTCATATAAATATGGTATGTCCAGCCCGTCCACGCCGTCGCCGTCTCGAGCGCTTTGCTGATTGCTTCACTTCCTGCCATGTCGTCGGCCACGAAATTCACTTTCTGATTCAGGTCTTCGCAAGACAAATCCCCTACACTGACTCCGACTAATTGGCAGATCTGCGTTATACAGTCCCGTATAGTGATATCCGTGAATTTTGCGTTGATGTGGCTCTTACTCAGATAGATGAGATGGTCGTAGGCCACGAATTCCATTGTGTAAGATTCGCTGTTTCGGGATTGCATGAAGATTTTCCCCGCGAAGATTTTACAAATGCCCGTGTCGTTCTGGCAAGTCAGTTCGATGTCATCGCCGAGGTTCACATTCGCATTCGTCCACGACAAGTCTTTTTTTGTGTAAGCTATCGTGAAGTTGAGTTTTCGGCCCGCTTGATCGAGCGAGCCGCTCCAGTCCATCGACACGACATAAGGGGACAGGTCGAACGCAGTTGTAACGTCATTCAAGAAAAAATACTCAGCCATTCGCGCCGCCGTCCTTCTTCTTCTCGAGCTTTACACTGCCCGCAACTACTTTCAAGATGTCGCCTGTTGCAACCTTGCCGTGCTTCTTCGTCAATCCTTCGTATACTGTTAAATAGCCTTTCTGCTTATCAGTCAGGCCAGCCGACGACACGGCAGATGCAACAGCAGAAACAGGCGAATGGCCGCGCAAGATATTCCGCGCCGCCGTAATGCCTGCCCGCTGTAAGTAAGACAATTTCGGGCGCGTCTTGAGTCCCGTGATACCGTCGATCTTGTTGGCGGCGACGCCTTGAATATAGCGGTATTCTTTCAGGCTGAGTGTAAAATAGATATCCTCTGTACCGTCTTTGTAGCCATATGAAAATGACTCAATGAGACAGTCAAGATTGATGCTCGTACCAGTTATGACGATGGTAACAGGATAGCCTGACAGCCGCCATGATTCAATTGTTTCGACATATTCGCTCGGCTCTTTCGGCGTGCATACGCAGAACGAATAATACTGCGACGGGAAAAAGGATGACAGCGAAATAGATTTCAGGCCCGTCATGCCTATCATATTGTATTCGCCGTCGTTGTTGATATTCACGACGCCATTCTTATTGGATACTGAACAAAAGAATTCCTCAGGCGTGACTGGCAACTTGATAGAAGAGCCACGGCAGGACAGCGATATAGAACCGCTGTCAAGGCCGAACATGCCTAAATAGGTATCCAGCGCCCCTGCCGCGAGGTTACGAAAACCGCCAAAAAGTCCCATACGTTCCTACCTTCCTATCTATATAAAAAACGGGGGGTCATACAACGGCCCCCGTCATGCTGTTCATAGCGCTCTGTTTCAGCTTGAAGACGAACGCGCGGGCAATCTTGTCCACGTCAGCCTCCTCACGTACTACTATGGTATCTGCAAGGGAACCGATATTGATAGACAAGCCGCCGCCGTTGTTGCTCTCAGCTTTGCCGCGCTCATACTCTTGTTTAAGGCTTTGTGAATGCGGGATAATCTGCGCCCCCGTCGGGAGCGTCACGATCTCCGGCCCCATCTCATTGACAAGCGTACGCCCGCCGTGGAACCACGTTGAGCCAGTCCAATGCCCTTCCTCGCCGCTTGACTCAGCTCCCGCCGCCGCGCTGGATGCCGACGACGCCTTACCGATGAGCGTATCAAGGGCGCTGTTGATGTCGTTGATGACATTGTGGAAGATGGAAGACACGCCGCTGATAATGCTATCGAAGATATTGACGACGGCCTCCCACGCCGCGCTCCAGTTGCCCGTAAACACGCCCGTGATAAAGTCGATAATACCATTGAACACATCAAGGCCCGTGCTGATAACGCCCGCGATAACATCGAACGCAACAGAAACAGCCGTACTTGCAATCGTGAACGCCGCAACAAACGCCGCGCCGAGCGTGTTCAGCACTGCCGACACGATGCCAGCCGCCGCCGTCGTGCTACCCGTTACACGGTTGAACGCCGCCATAATCTTAGATGCAAGCTGTCTCGCCTTTGCTGAGATCTGCGAAAAAGCAGTAGCAACCTTTGTAGCGAATGGGCGAATGACTGCCGCGCACTTATTGACGACGGTTGTAAACACTGTCTGGAAGGTCTTCCAGTTCGCCCGAACGACAATGATAGCCGCCGTAATGGCAAGCAAGGCAAGGCCGATAGGATTCGCCGCCATCAACACACGAATAGCCATAAAGCCGCCGCGAATGATAGAGAACAGCGAACGGAACGCCGAAACAGGGCTCTTGATGACTGCTGTCAGGATTGAGAACGCCCGGCTCGCGCCTGCTACAACGCTATTGAGGAGCTTAAAAGGCGCGGTCACGATAGCCTGCAAACCTGAAAACGCCGCTCTAAAGCCGCTTGCAATCATCCTGCCTGCTGATTCCATGCCAGCCCGTACAGCGGCCCGAGCGCGCGCCATAGCCGCCCCAATTGTTGCCAATGGATGTGCGAGCGCCGTGCCGAGTCCTGCAAGAGCCCCTTTGATGCGGGACATGATGCCAGCTGTACCGCCTGCCGACTTGCCGATAGCTTTCAACTTATTATCAAAGAGCGTTAGCATAGGCAGTTCTTTCAGGATAGCTTTACCGACGCCGCCGCTCTTCGCGATGGCGGTTACAATGCCATTGATACCGCTAAGCATACCTCCGAACGTCGAAATAGCCGCGCCCGCCGCTGTCGTGAGTGCGCCGAGAACAACGACGCCCTGCAACACATCAACAGCAAACTGTTTCTGAGCAGGGGTCATATTATTGATAACCCCTGCCAGCTTCTTGATATACATGGATGTACGCGCGATGACAGGCGCAAGGCCCGCCGCTAAATCCATGCCCGCGTTCTTGAGCTGGTTCAAGGCTATGGCCGTCTTTTGGCTAGGCGTCAGGAGCTTGTCGTATGCTTCTGCCGTCGCGCCGCTAGAATTCCGCATCTTGTCGAGCGTGCTGTTAAAGTCGTTCATGTCAGCAGTAAGGATTTTAAAGCCCGTTGAACCTTCTACATCTGGCAGGAGCTTCGAGATCAATGTCGAGTTCCCGTTCGTCTTTTCCTTGATTTCCTGCAAGAAGTTGCTAAAACCAACCGCTTTCAAATGAGCTTCGCTAAAGTCCAGCCCGATAGACTGCGCCGTCTTTGCCGCATCCGTGCTCTGCTTCTGGATTGCATTAATCAATGATTTCATCTGCGTGATAGCTTGCGGCGTCTGGATGCCGTTCTTTGTTAAGACAGCAAGGGATGCCATCAAGTCCTCGAGCTTGACGCCCGCGAGGCTCGCGTTTGTTGCTACCTGTCCGATACCCTGCGCCAATGCATCAACCGTTGTTTTACCGAGATTTTGAGTCATCAAGAACTCATCCATGACTTTGCCCGCATCTGCCGCCGACATTTTATAAGAGTTGATGACAGTCGTCAGGCCGTCGATAGCAGTAGTAGTAGACGTAAAGCCCGCGCGCGCGCCCTTCGCCGCGACTTCAAGGAACTCGGTCACATGGCCTACATCAACCGATGCAGAAAGCGCCTGATACTCAGCCTCAGCGAGGTCTGTAACGCTCATGCCCGTCTCGTCTGATACCTTTCGGACGCCCTGCGCTAACTTCGTCATGTCGGTCACGCTGGTATCTACGAGCGTCGATATCTTCGCCATTCCGTCCTGAAACGACGAGCTGAGCTTTAAACCTTCTGCCGCCGCCGCCGCGAGCGGGGCCGACAACAGCGAGATCTTTGCGCCTATTCCTGTGATAGTCTCGCCCGTTTTGCTGATTGTCTTGATGGTTCGCTTATTCGTCTTCTCATGTTCAACGAGTGACTGAGATACTTTATTTAGCGTCGGCGTGAATTCATCGATCAAGCGAATTTTTGCGTCAAATATTTTCACTGAGCGCTCCTCCTTTCTTGATTATTCATTTTCAGATAGGTCTTTCCGCTGTTTCTGTTCTTCTTCTATCTCAAGGCGCTGGAATGCGAAAACAATTTTCCGCTCATTCTCGCCCATTTTCATGACTTGCGCGGGGGTCATATGATGCCGTGCGAACAATGCATAGAGCAGTTGCGTTTCGCCGTCCGCATCGTCCCCCACAATCAGTTTTTTACAAGTTCGTCAACGTCGTTCTGTGATGCCATTCCGCAGAGTTCCGTGATTTTCTTGCCCATCAGCGCGAGCTCTCCTGCATTGAACAGCTTATTCAGAAGGTCATACGGCGTAATAACGCCAAACTTCTTCATAAGGTCTTTGTCTCTAAAGTCAGGGTCAACCGTACCAGCGAGGACGGTATCAAGGCCGATTTTATAAGAATCCTGAGACTTGACGCGCCCGTTCTTGCTGTATTCCGTGTTGTCCTCTGCGATCTCGCTAAGACGTTCGGAGCTGATGCCCTGCAACTTCATGACGAACGGCTCCCCCATCAGCTTAGAAAGGCGCGGGATTTCAAGATCTGCTGTTTCCTTCGCCGTGAGTTTTGTTTCATCTGCTTTCAGCAGTTTATCTAAAAGAGACATTTTCGATATATTCCTTTCTATCCTAAAAATAAAAAGGGGCGAAAACGCCCCTTCCAGTCTATTATTTATGCATCGATTTCATCGAGCATGTCGTAGTCTTCAAACGTGAAGTTATACGACTCTTCGCCGAGCTTGCCGACTTCCCAATTGATAAGGTCAACGGAGTCAAACTGAACCTTGTACAGGGCGACACGCTCAACGCCGTATGCATCAGGGTCAGCAAGTTTCGAGATGATAGTAAACTCGCACTGCTTGCCCTCCTTGATTGACGGGGCAATCTTCTTAATGAAATAAGACGATACTTTGTGAAGTTTGATGGAACCTTTGCCAGTATAACCTACCTGCTTATAGCCTTTAGACTGATGCATGGCCATCTTTACCTCGACTTTATCAGCCGTCAAGGTTGCCTTGCAGGCTGTCGCCTCTGCAATCTTATCGCCATCAAGCCAAACCTCGGAGCGCGTGCCATAAATGGCGCGCTTTGCTTCCATTTCTTTCATCTAAAATTAGCTCCTTTCCTGCCCTTACGCTACGGCGCAGTTGACCGTGATATTCTCGATTGCATCAAGCGGGGACAGCTCAACATGGATAAATACATTGTCATGGATGTTTGCCTGTTTCAGCGTGATCTCGTCCATTGCTTCGAGCTCGTCGCGCGTGTAAAGGCCGTTCGACTCGAGCCAATTCTTCGTTGCAGTCAGGTCGATAGATGCAACGTTCTGGCCCTTCTCGAGCAGGCCCTCCGTTTCAAGCGTATGCAAATAACCGTTGATAGCCGTAACAAGCAAGCAACGATTATCATAGCTGTTCGCATACTTACCGATATAGGAATCGTGGCCCGTCTTCGTGATGTCGTCATGAATCATGTCAAGAAGGTCAACGAGCTTGATTTTCTGATAATCTTCGCCCTTGCCCTGAATCGTCGTCGTAAAGGAATTCACGCCGCGTGCGACTTTGATTTTCTCGCCATCGTTGAAGAAGAAGAACTCGCCGTTACCCACTTTCTCATCCATTTCGTCCTGAGTAAAATTATCAACTTCGATAAGTTCAGGAGCCGGAGCATACGTGCAAGAAATAATCATAGGCGTGCCGCAGATGATACCCGCGACGCGCGAGCAATATTCTGCTGTCGTGTAGGTCTTCGTTGCGGTCTTGATAACCTTGTTCGTGAAGTTAACGACGCCTTCGAAGTCGGCTTTTTGGTTCGGCAGAACGGCCTTAATCATCTTACCTTTAGTGCGCATCGACTTAACCCAACTTGCAATGTCAGTGGCCTTTTCCGTCGTGATATTCGGCACGACAAGCCAATCAAAACGCACGTTTTCCAGCACTTTCAGAACGTCCGTATAATCTACAACGCTGTCTTTCGCCTTGACGTTGTAAACAAGTACCTTGCGCGGGCTCGTCTGGTAGCCCGTCAGAGCAAGTTTAATCTGCTCCTTACTTGCGTCCGCCATCTCTTCGGGGATGTCGTCAACGCTGTAAATTGTATAATTTACGAGGTCTGCCAGCGTTTCGTCATTAAGAATCATGCAAAGGATTCCACGCTCAGAGCGCTGGATTGCACTGATTCCCTTTTCCTGAAACGTAACGATAACGCTCGGCATTTTTTTCTTCGCCATTCGTTTAAGTCTCCTTTATATTTTCCCTATGGTAAAGATTCAGCATTTTCCAGTTCGTTTCTTTATCCGGTATCTCATCGAAGAAAGAAACAGGGATGTCTGCTCGAATCCCGTAAAAGTCATTTCCCGCCGTTTCGACGACAATAGCGCCCGTCTGTATGTGCCTGTCCTTGACCGTAAAGCCATCATAGAACAATTCGTAGATATCACTTTTCGCGGCGAATAGTTCAGCCGCCGTTAATTCGTCGTTATTGGCTATTAAATCAAGGTATATCGTCATATCGTGATGCAATAGCGCCTTGCTGTGCAATGTCACGCTGTCAAGGATATCAAGCACGAAACAGGGCGTTTGAAAGGTCGAATCTACGGGCGTGAGATATACAGGGAAGTCATATTTTGTTTTCAGCTTTTCCTTGACTGCCGTCAGGATATCCAGCTCGTTAATCAATCTTTTTCCCTACCTCGTTCATAAATGCTTCTACTTCTTTATCAGCGACGCCCGAGGATTCGAATTCTTTGCAGGCCGCTTCGAAGAAGTGACGCCCCGCGACAAATCCAGTAACGCGCCCGCTCGGCGTCGTCTGGACATGCCCACGCTCGACAAGATGATAATGTGGGGCCTTGTTGCGGAGCTTGTATTCGAGATCTTGTCCGCTGGTTCCATCAACCTCGCCCGTCCATGACTCTTTTATCTTGCGTCTGTGCTTTGTCCCTGAATCGGGGCTCTTCTCTTTCGCCATCTTCTTCAAGGCGTTGCCTGCTTTGCGGAGATGTTTCTCAGCCGTCGCCGCGTACTCATTCGCCGCCGCCGCGAGCTGTTTCTGATAGTCAGATAGCCCTTTAATCTCAATCTCTTCAATCATGATTAAGGCTCCCAACTTGCAGTAGATTTCTTGTTGACGCCCTTCTGCTTCTCTTCTGCGATGATTTCCAATGACTCATGACACATATCTGCATCAGCGATTGAAAACGCATCATAGCGGCGTCCTTGATACACGATATAGCACGGGAGCAGGATGTCTTTTCGGTATCGGATAATGAATGTAATCTGCCCGGCAAAGTCTTTCGCGTTCTGGCTGTAATAGTAGCGCCCGCGCGCTGGCTTTACCGCCGCTGAAATTCGATGATAGGCAAGATAATAATCAACGTTATCGAATCCGCTAGAAGTGGATTTTTTCGGGAGGTAGATATCAATCTTTCGATTCAAGTTTCCCGCGTTGGTAATCATGTAGCGGCCTCCTCATAATCGGAGGACGATTCGATAAGTTTCAGTATATCCGTTACGCTATGGCGGTATTCCTGCACATTCGCCTTTGATACCTGAGTTCTATCCGTGTACCAATGGCAGACAAGCAGGACGACGCATAACGACATGACTGCATCATTGTCCTTATAGGCTTTTCCTGTAGTCGTAGAGATATACCGTTTAGCGGCAGGAACAAGGGCTTTAATTGCTTCATCGTCCTCCGTCATATCTTCATCGATTCGGAGATAATTTCGGATCCTTGTCAGTTCATCCAATAGCCTAGGCTCCTTTCGTCGCAATAAAAAAGACGGCTATAAAAAGCCGTCTTCTCTATCTTATCTTTACTTTATACTTTCGTGCCGTTCTTGTTGACAAGTACAAGGCCGTTAGCATCCACAACCTTACCATCGACAATAGCAACAGACTGGAACACATTCGTGCGCGTGTCGTTGTCGACATAGCGAACCATGTCCATATTGTAAGCCGTGTTCAGAACATAATACTGAGGGTCAAATGCAAATGCTACCGTTTCGCCCGCCTTTGCCGCGTCAAGGCTCGGGAGGTAGTCCGTCGTGACAATCTGACGCCCGAACAGAGATCGAGCTGGAGCGCCGTCAACGCCGTAGTTCACGCGCGCAACAGGCTGGCCGTTGTTATCCGTGATGGCGAGGAAGTCGTAGAACGTAGACTCATTCATAAAGATTTTCACGCCCGCGCTGTAAGCCGCTGGAATAGCCTTAAATACGTTGATGATATCCTTGAAGCTGAGCGACGCGGAGAGGGCAACCTTCTGCTTAGCGTCAACTTCTGTGTTAATGATGCCCGTCGGTTTGCCGTTGCCGTCGCCGCTGATGATAGCCTGCTCAAGTGCCTTAACCATAGCGCGGGTCACGTTCTCAATAACGGCGTTCTCGAATACGCTGAGCGACATGACCGAGGCGGCGAACGTCACGCCGATAGAAGCGGCGAGCTCGTACGCGCCGAAAGTAATCTTCGTGACGGCTTTCTTTTCCTTCTGGACCGTATCGCCGTCATTAATCCAGCGGCCCGTTGCGGCAAGAACAGAGGTCGGAACTACAACGCCTGCTGGATAAGCGAGGCGGCGGACGAGCGGCAGGATATTGCCATACTGCTCAGCCTTCTCGATAATCTGATTGACAATGACCTGCGGGATGACAGCGCCAACGTCAGACATTGCGGAGGCGTCACGATACTCAACAGGCAGGGCCGCGCCCTTCGTCACGTAGGCCATGAACGCCTTGCGATACTCAATAGATTCAAACTTGTTTTCCACTTTCTCATTTCCCTTTCTTGTCTCAATCTCGGTTCCCTTCACGTCGCCGCTGTCCATCATGTCAGCAATCTTCTTGCGTTCTGCCGCCTTGCGAATCTCAACCAATTCGGCGTTAAGGGATTCCATTTCACTCTTGATTTTTGCGAGGTCAGCGTTTTCCTGCTCGGATTCCTTGAGCAGTTCGGCCTTTCTCGTCTCAATTTCCTGAATGCGATTCAATTCTTTCTTTCCTTTCCCCCGTTTCTACGGGATGAAGAAACAAAAACATCTGATAAAAGTCCTATCTACTATATAAGCACGATAAGGGGAACTTTTTTGCAAAAAATTTTGTCAATAAAGCGAAAGAATCGAAATGCGGGACTTTTCACGGGCGCGGCGTTCCTGTTCTTCGTGAAGTTCCTGCAAGGAACGCTTTACGATCTCTAGCGAGGTTGCATCATATGCAGGAAGGTCTACCGCCGAAACGTCGATGACTGCCGAGATAGCTGTGATATGTCTTGTATGTGTCGGCTCATCGAAATAAGCATTGGAGACGGCATACGCATAAGACATTTTACAGATGTCGCCGCGCTTGATAAGGGCGAAGATGTCGCGGCCCGCCGTCGTGTCAGCAAGTTCAGCGTCTACACGGAGGCCCCGTTCGTCTACGGTCAAGCGCAACGTATCGTTATGAACTGTTGCCAATGCTAAATAGCTGTCATCATGGTTGTATCTGAATACGCATTTAGAGAAATTACAACCATCAAACGCGCCTTTGTCGATTACTTCCTTGTAGTCGATGCATGTCTCGTCGTCGTGGTATACGGTTGTCGGGGCGTCGAATACGGCGGCGTAACCTGTTACCGTCAGAGCCGTGTCTGCATCTGCCGCCGCCGCGAGGTCTGCTGTCCTATACTCATACTTATTCTGCTGTGTCGTCATTGTTCACTGTGTCCTTTCTTTTTCTGCCGCGCTTCTGTTGCTGATACTGGTCTACGAGATTGACGTTCGCAACGTTGAGCGTCTGTACACGGTCGTCTCCATCAGCAACAGGCGGAAGGTTGAGAATCTCGAGGGCTTGGTTTGTCGTCAGGATGCCCAACGGCCTGAGCTGTCGTATCAATTCAACCTTTGTTGCTGTTGATGCATAAGTAAGGCGGTTCGCGTCGAAGATGATTCTATTGCTGTCTGCAAGCTCCTTCGAGCTAAACAGCTTTCTGCTGAATTCCTGAGACAGGGCAATGGCATAAGGCTCGATAGTTCCTTCAAAAAATGCCTGCCATTCTTGCTCGTTGAATGTCCCATTTACGATGTTCTTGCTGATGCCGAAACAATGATAGATGCATTCCGTAATGTAATTTAACTGCGATGTGTCGGCGGCAACAGGATCTCCAGCAACGGGAACGAAATTGATTGTTGAATCAGTCGTGACAATTCCCCCGTTCGCGGGGTTATGTAACTGCTGGTTTAACAATTGGCTTTTCTCCTGCCAGTTCTTCGAGCCGACTTGTCCGGCTATGCTCGCGATTCCCTTAATCTTGCCGCTGTTGACTGCCGCATTGGCGAAAGACTGCTGTAACGTGTCTAACAGTTTCATATAGCTGTCAAGGTTGCTTCCATTACGGGCAATCAGTTCGCCATCCTGAAAATTATGCCGAATGTGGATAACATCAGCATAGGGGATTGTCTTGCGCTTGCCGCTCGTGAAGACGAACTGTAAATAGATGTCGTCGTTCTTCTCTTTCGGTTCTACGGTCGAATAGTCCAGCGGCCACAACGAAAGAACGCGCCCGTAGTTGTCGCGCTGGATTGAGATATAGGCATTTCCACGACTGAACACGTGCGCCGCGACTTTATAGAAAAAGTCGAATGCTGTCATGTATGGATTCGGGGCGACGGTCAACAGCGTCATAAGCGACGAATCGACGGGGCTTTTTTTGCCGCCAATGGTCTTGACGTGCGTCGGGTTCAGCTTTGCGGCGTGGCGGGCAATCGTATCCACGCAAGTTCGAATCAAGATATCATCTGAATACGTGCCGCGCGACGTGAAAACCGTCTGCCAGTCATTAATGTATTCCAGTCTGGTTACATTCTCGGGCTCCTTTTCCTTCTTGCCGAAAATGTTCTGGAACATGGAACGAAATTCCAATGAAATTGCTCCTTTCAGTTTGTATAGTTGCGAATCATGACTTGTTCGAAGTTGTCAGAGCTCGCGATGTGGGTTCTATTTCTAATCGGTATGAATTCAAAACCGTCATACAAGCGGCGCGTTTCGGGCGTGTCGTAGTTCGTCTCCATCAGCAGGACGCCCCGCGCATCCAGTTCACGATACACGGCGGCAAGGCGTTCCTGCTCTGCATCCTTGAATGTGTCAGCGTTGTAGTTGATGAAGGTCGTAGCTTTGGGCCTGCTATACGGCGGGTCAAGAAATACAAGATCTCCCGCGTCTGCCGTAGACAGGGCGTTTTCATAGTCGCCGTTACTTATCGTGATATCGGCAGATTGCAGGAAGTCGGCGGCGCGGTCGAAATTGTCTGAATCGAATGCCGTGAACTCGCCCCAACTGCATAGATAGCTCCCGTTCTTCTTCTGAGTGAAGCGGGCGCAAAAGCAATTCTTTGTAAGGAAGCAGAATAGCGCTGTAACGTCCTGAGCCGCGCGGAGGCTGGCGTTGAGCCGTGCAAGGTACTCTTTTATCTTCGCCTTGCGCGCGGGCGTGTCCAGCGGCGTGTACTCAGCCTGTAATGCAAGATACTCACTCTTGATTTCTTCTGCTTTGCCGTCCTGCATGTCAGCAAACGCCTGATAGATAAGGGGATGAATGTCATTGATGTAAGCCCTCCTCGGTCGGAGATCAAATAGCATAGCGCCGCCGCCGAGGAACGGCTCGTAGTAGCTGTTAAAGGACGCGGGCAGATGCGGACGAATCTTGCTGAGCAAGTTCCGTTTGCCGCCGCGCCATTGAAAGAACGGTCGAATTGGCTTGCCTATGGGGAATTCCTTCTTTCTCTTTAATAAATGTTGTCCTTGTTGTCCAGATATACGCAAAACGCATCCAGAAACGCGGCGTAACCATCTATCCGCGTATTCCCTGCCCTATTCTTGTACGGCTTGATATTGCCTTGGCTATCTGTTATCGCCTGTGTGTTGAGAAGATTCCAGAGAAAGACAGGGTTGTCGTTATAAAAGATTTTTCGCTGTTTGAAATACGCTTTTGATTCATACATCTGCGAAGACAGCCCTTTGAAGTTCTGCTGAACCTTATGGCAAAGATTCGCGCCGAAATTGTTCTCGAGGTCTGCCGTGAGATACTGCGCGTTATAGGCGTCGTAACCGATGCCATAAGCATAGATGTTATATTGCTCCTGTATCTCAATGAACCATTCAACCACATCTTTTTGGTTGATTATCGAACCTTTACAGACGCGCACAAGGTCACGTTGTATCCATTTGTCATAAGGCACTCTGTCCCGCTGGATGTGCTCTTGTACCGTGTCTTCTGGAATCCAGAATTGTGAAAGAATGTATAAAGCATCTGCGCACGGGACGAGGGCAACGGCGGCGGTCAAGTCAGTCGTTTGTGACAGGTCAACGCCGCCGAAATAATAAAGCCCCGACAAGATGGCGGGGTCAAAATGGCAATCATATTTCACATCCGAAAATTCAAAGAACGCCTCACGGCTGGATTCTCTGAAATTGAACTGTTTAACGAGCAGATCTCGTTTTGTCTTCTCATCCAGTTTTGCGCGTTCTACTTCGTGGGTCAGCGTTTCAATAGACTTAGACACGCCGAGGTTCGGGTTTGCTTTTATCCAATAGGCAGGGTTCTCGATGTCGGCTTTGTCATCCAGTTCATATAGCAAGGGCAACGTCGTTTCATCGATATAGGAGCCATCTTCATATCCTTTGATGATGCGCATGTATTCGTCATACTTGCTATCAAAAATGCTGTCAGGCACAATGTAGCCGCCTGTCGAGGTTATCATCGTCAAAGGCTGAGCGCGCGAGTACATACCGCCAACAATAACGTCATACATATTTCTATCTTTCAGGGCGTGCAACTCATCAAGGCAGAATACAGACGGCGCAAGGCCGTCAAGGGAGCCGCTGTTGCGTGACAAGGGCGCGAATACGCCGAAATTGCTCGGGCATTTGATAACATGGGACATACAGCGGAGCCGCTTCTTCAAGGCAGGGCTCGTCTCGATGATTTGCCGCGCCATGTCCCATAAGATTTTGGATTGTTTACGGTCAGTCGCCGCGCAGTAGATTTCCGGAGCGTTCTCGCCGTCTGCAATCATCAAATAGATGGCGATGGCGGCAGACAACAGAGTTTTAGCGTTCTTCCTGCCGACAAACAAGAATGTTTCTCGATACTGCCGGAGCCCCATCACACGGTCAACGAATCCGAATATGCATGATATATAGGCTTTTTGCCAGAGCTCGAGCTTGAACGGCGGGTTCCCCCTGAGTTTCGGGATTCTCATAAACGTTTCGATGAAGTCGATGGCCCGCAGTGCTAACCCGTCGTCATAGACATAACGCCCCGTATCGTCGTGCATGTTGGCAACGATATGCGCATACACGCTCTTGATCTTCTTGCCCGCGATGATTTCCCCCGACTCAATGGCGGCGGCGTATCCTTCTATAAAATTCATGTTCCTGCTTCACTTTCTTCCTTCTTATAGATGCCGAGCGCGGAGTCATCTGTTACAGGCGCTTCAAATTCAAAGGATGATTCAAGGATAGGAGGATACTTGTATTTGTTGTGGGGGCGCGGAACTGGTTCAATATTCACGTCATGGATGACAATCTTAATTGGCTCCAACAATCGGATCCGCTCCTATCATCTCATCTTCGTCGTTAAATACGGGTTTCAGTGGCCTGCTCGCATCCTGATACCCTGCATCATAGCCGAGGGAATAGGCCATGTTGGCGACGGCCTGCCATTCGGGATGCTCGCGGCAAAGGTCTTTCAGCTTATCCATATCGATAAGGCCTCCTTACTTCGATTTCTTGAGAAAAGCAGTTAAGGCGTCTTCCTGCTCATCCGTTACGGCGAATGTCTTCAAGGTCTTGTACAGTGCATTGATCTGAGACAAACAGATGTTATATGACTTCATCTCCGCCGATACCATCGAACCACGTTGCCCGCCGCCGTTGTCGTAGAACGCTGTAAAGCCATTCTCCTGCATCGTCTCCTCCAACTCAGCCGCCGCCGTCAGCAGGAACGCCGCACGCTGAACCAACGGGGCAACTTGCTCCTGCTGTGTCTCTGTCCCGTCAGAGAATACAGACATTAACCGTTTATAGGTCTTCGTTGTATTGGTCTTTCGTTTGCTCACTAAACTCATATCAAAATCGTCTCACAATCTATATAAAACAATAATAAATAATACAATATTCTGTAAAAAAGTACCTACGGCTCTGAAAAAATAGCCCTTATCGAAAATTTGACGGCGCGCGCAGGTCTTGAGCAGGGGCCGAAAAAATCCGAGGTAGGGGGTCTGTGTCCACTCATGAAGGACACGAACAGAGGACAGGGCTGAGCGGTAAGGCAGTGGAACCGTTAGAGGTTGTCAGGCCGTTGCTGATGCCGTAGGCTGTCCAGCTGTTGGCGCTGTGTGTATGTGTAGCGGTCAGCGGCGGCAGTCGATACGCTAACAGGGTTGCCGTCGTCGTCGAACTGGATGCGACGAGCGTCAGGGTCTAGGCCGCGTTGATGGATATAGTTATGGCAGTCGTAGCAGACGAGGACAAGGTTAGCAGGATTCAAGGTTATATCAGGATTGCTGATATTATCAGGCGTCAAGAATTTTATATGATGCACTTCTTTAGCAGGCGCGCCGCAAATCTGGCATAGATGAAAATGTTGCCCGCGAATCATTCGGGCTGTCTTTATCCACGCCGCCGAATTGTAAAAAGGCTTTGAAAATTGTTGAGCCATAAAAAAATAACGCCCCCTAAAAAATTCAGGCCGTCTCGAAACGCATATCAAAATATTTCGCCGCGATCTCTGGATAGTCATGCTCGAACTGCTGGGCGTACCGCATGGCGCTCGCATTGTTCTCCATCTCGCAGAACTGTCGGAATGATTTTTTCAGGGCATAAAAAAAGCCCCCTCTATCATATAAACACGATAGAAGGGACTTTTTTGCAAAAACTTATAGGGGCGCGTAGGGGCGCGCTAGAACTTTAGGAATGCTGTCACGATGAAGAAGATTAGCGAATAGATAGCGGCGCCGATATAGTGGCCGCTGAATAGCAGGATTGACGCGGGGACAATGAGCATTAACAGGTAGACAAGAATCAGGAAGATGATAACGCGCCGTAGACGTTTCTGATAATCTTCGGAGTCCTTCTTGAGCTGTTCGGCCTGCTCATTCCAGTACGTCTCGAATAGGTCAAGATTATGGTTATGATTCATGTTCATGGTTCCCCTTTCTTTTCCGCTCCGCATCTTCGCGCGCCCATTCTTCTGCCCGTATACGCTCATACTCCTCCGCGATGCCTGTCAGGTCGTTGCGGTTCGACAATAAATAAAAGGCGTCAGCAGGATACAGCGCGTTATATGCTGTGATGGCCTTTGGTAGACTTGTATAATACGTCCTGCCCTTGTAGGATACGGGCTTGTATTCGCCGCCTTTATGCTCAGCCACGTAGATGAGGACGCCCATGCTCTTGCCGCTCGGCGTGTATGTCGTGACGCGGCAGGAGCAAATGGCGTGGCCGTTCTGCTCCCGATATGGGATGATTTCTTTCCATGCCATGATGATTTGATCTCCCTTCTCTTTTTAGTCGTGTATGATGTCATCAAGGGATATCTCGCGGCGTCGAACCTTGCTGAGACGGCGCGGGGATAATACCTCGTATTCTTCTCTTTTTCGGTTCCATCCTTTGCCTTTAGGTTGATGGAAATATAGTTTGTCAATCAATGTGTCGTACAAGTGTTTAGGGCAGTTCTTCGCCATGTCGATGACTGTCTTTTTGCTGTAGTGCTGGTAATTCTCTATCTTAAAGATATTCATATGGTATCACAAACCTCGGAGCTGTTGGTCGAAATACAGCAGTTTACAGCTTTTGAGACATAATAAAATCACGTAGTCCCTGCCGGTGTATAATAGATTCACCACAAACCAAACACGA